AAAGCGCGCGCTCTGCTTGGCGATCGACGCCGAGCTGCAAAAGCGGGTCGACTTCGACGCGCCTTTCATCCTGCGGGTCTGCGCGATCCAGCGGCACAAGCCGCAGAGCGCGGCGGGGCTCGAGCGGCTGCGCCAGTGTCTCGGCACGGCGGCCGCGGTCATTCTTACGGTTTGCGGCGTCTTAAAGATCGCCGCTGATTGAACACGGTGCCGGGCAACCTGCCTGCCTGGGCCGAGCCGGCCTCCTGGGCGGATCCGCCGGCTCTCTCCGCGGTCGCTGACACGATCCGCGCGCCCGGTGCCGTGCCTCTTGTGAGTGTCGCCATTGTATAGCCGCGCGCAACGGCGCCGGATCTGCAAGCTCGCCGCGCAAATCTCAACGGCGCCGCCCGATTGGGTGATCGAGCGCCTCGTCGGTCAGCTCTGCGCTGTCGAATTGGGAATGGCGGAAATCGAGATCGTGCCGGCCGACCTGGCGCGGAATGTTTCACATGAAACACCTGGCGGCCTCAACGTCGGCCAGCTGCAGGCGCGGCTGCTCGTGGCGTTCCGCGCGGATCCCGCGCGCTAGAGCGCGGCGCGGGCCGCCTGCAGCAGCTCGAGGCGCCGATCGGCGAGCGCGGCGAGGCGCGGCCAGACGTCGGCCGGGATCGCGGTGTCGCTGCGGATCCAGCGCCGCACGGTGCGGTCGGCAACGCCGAGCTCGCGAGCGAGCGGCGATTGCCATAGGTCGCCGAACAGGGCGAAACCAAGGGCGCGCAGGCGGTCGATCTGCGTCATGCCGCGAGCTCCAGGCTGAGTTGAACGGGCCGGCGATCGCGGGCGAGCTCGGCATAAAATTCCTCGCGCCAGGCCTTCATCGCCAGGTGATCGAGCAGCGGGCGTTTGGCCTGGTGCTCGGCCTCGGGCCCGGCGGCGGCGACGATCTTCGCGGCGGCGCGCTCGGCCATGCGGCCGACGTGACCGGCGCCCTCGGCCTTGTACCGGCAATGATTGACCGCGACGTTGGTCGAGTCGCTGCTGTCGAACGGGTAAAGGTGGGCCTGCGCCTGGGCGCGCATCATGTGCAGCCGCGGGCGGATATAGGCGCCCTCACTCTCGAGCTCCCAAGCGTCGATCGCGGCGAAGGCCTCGGCGATCCGCGCATGCCAGTCCGGGGTTCCGGGTTTCCAGTAGGCGCCTGAGCTGCCGATGCCGACGTAATTGAAGCTCTCGCAAAGATAGAGCAGGTAATCGAGGCTCTCGTGCATGTGCCAGATCGGCATTGCGCGGTCGAGATCGAGCAGCGTCTCGCGCACCAGCTGACCGTTCTCCTCCTCGGTGCCGCCGATCACGTCGGGAATGACGGCGATCGCCTGCGGGCACCGCTCGAGGATCTCGGCCGCCCATGCCTCGTAACCCTCGAGGTAAGACTCCTCTCGCGCGCTGATCCCCTGCTTGTGCAGGCTGAACGCGCCGTTATCAACGAGCAGGATCCCGTCGGCGCCGACCAGGCGGATCGCGTCGTCGAGCTGTGAGCCGAGGTCTTTGCGCGTCGCGTAAGAGACGCAAAAAGAGGCGCCGGCGAGCTGCTCGAGCAGGTGCCGCGGGGTGAGCGGCAAGCCATAAACTGCGGTGCGTTCCATCGTCGGGCCTCAGATCAAGGTCAGTTGTACGGGGGCCGCCGGCGCCTTGGGCTGGGCGGCGAAGGCGAGCAGCTCGTCGAGGTAAACCTTGGCCTCGCCGGCGGCGGGCTGCTTCATGGTGTGGCCGATCTTCCGCTCGAGGGCGCCGTAACGGCGGGCCAGCTCGGGCTGCAGCCGCGCCGCGGTCAGCAGGTCGGCCTTTTTCGCCATGATGCAAAAGCAGCAGGAAAGCCTGCTCATGCCGGCGTCGTAAGCGGGATGCAGTTTCTGGCCGGCGTCCGCGACAACCTGGCGAACATCGGCCTCGGTCAGGGTCAGGATCGGCCGCCAGCGGTAGACGGTGCGCTGAAAGCGCTTGTTGACGCTCAGCCGCTCGTCGATCTCGAGCTCGACCAGCTTCGCGCGATCGTCGCTCTCAGCGTGGCGCTCGCCGCTGCAGTTAATCACCAGATCAACGCCGAGCTCCTTCGCCAGGCCGCGGATCACAACGCCGATCGGGCCGCGCTTTAGGTCGCTGGTGCAATAGCGCTGCTGGCTCGAGGGCCACATTCCGCGGCGCTCGACCATATCGAGCAGCCGTTTCTCGCTGCCGTCTTGCCAGCGCGCGGTGCAGATCTCGAGGCGCAGGCCGGGATGATTCGACCTGATGTGCTGCTCGATCCCGGGCCAGTCGACTTCCGGCAGGTTCGCATGAACCATGACGGCGATCGCGTTCGGCCAGGCGCGCAGCGTCCGCTCGACCAGGATCGTCATTGCCTGGCTGTCTTTGCCGCCTGAGTGATTGAGCACGAACAGGGCGCGACGGCCGCTCTCGAGCTCGGTTTTGATCGTGTTCGGCAGGGTGTTTTCCATGTCCTAAGATTAGGACATGCGCCGGATTTTCCGCAGGAAATTCGTGGTTAACACCGCGCTTTTCCTGGTTAACGAGATCCCCGTCGCGACGGGGTAGGCGAGGCCTGATCACCTCGCCGGCCAGCGGGCCCGACTGACTGAGATTCGGGCCACTTCAACCGAAAGGATTAATCCGATGGGTAAGCTAATCAGCGAGCAGGGCTCGGGCGTCAAAGCGCCGGCGCAGAGCTCGGCAAAAAATAACATCGCCTGCGGCAGCGGCTCTCGGCCGACAAAGTCGCACTACACGATCAAGACCAGCGCTCCGACCGATCCGCGCGGCCTCGGCCGTCGCGTTCCTGGCGCGCTGAAATAAGGGTCGGCATTGACCGCTCAGAACAGCGGTAAAACAGCGGCGAAGCGGCGCCCTCCGACCGGGCGCCGTTTTGCAAAGGGGAAGTCCGGCAATCCTGGCGGCCGACCGATCGTGCCGCGCGACGTCAAAGAGGCGGCGCGGGTGCATACGCTCGAGGCGATCGACACGCTGGTCAAGGCTTTGCGGACGAAAGCGCTCAAGGCGCTACCGTCGCGGGTGCGAGCGGCCGAGCTGCTCCTCGATCGCGGCTGGGGCCGGCCTGACGTGAGCGCCAGGATCAAGGTCGAAGATGCTTCTAACCTTAGCCTTAGAGAAGTGCGCGCCGGGATCGCCGCATTATGGGACGATCTTAAGGCTGCGGGAGTTGTGCTCGAGGGAGACGAAACTCGGGCCAGCGGAGACGAGCCTAGCAGCGTACATTGAGGCGCTCGATCTCGGGTTTCAGCCGGCGCTGCATCACCGCAAGCTGATCGAAGCGCTCGAGGCGCTCGAGCGGCGCGACATTGGCCGGCTCATGGTCTGCATGCCGCCAGGCTCGGCCAAGTCGACTTATTGCAGCTGGCTCTTTCCGAGCTGGTATGTCGGCCGCAACCCGCGGCACTCGATCATCGGCTGCTCGCACAATGACGATCTGGCCTGGAATTGGGGCCGGCGGGTGCGCAACACGGTGCGCGATCCGGCGCATTGGGAGATCTTTGAAACGGGCCTGGCGCCGGATCTGGCGGGCGCTGGTGAGTGGGAAACGGCCGAGGGGGGTCAATACTACGCCAGCGGGATCCTCGGCTCTATGGCCGGCCACCGCGCCGACCTGGGCTCGATCGACGATCCGATCCCGTCGCGGCGCATGGCGGACTCCGACATTTACCGGCAACGCTGCTGGGATGCGTACATCAACGATTTCGTGCCGCGGCTAAAGCCCAACGCCGCGCGGCTGCTGGTCACGACACGCTGGCACGAGGATGATCTCGCCGGCCGAGTGCTCGAGAAAGAGTCGGGGCTCTGGCACCTGCTGTCGATCCCGATGGAAGCGCAGCCAGACGATCCGCTCGGGCGCCAGGTCGGCGAGCGGCTCTGGCCGGAATGGTTCACCGAGGAAATGGTGCTCGACGCAAAGCGGGACGCTCGCGCCTGGAACGCGCTCTATCAGCAGCAGCCGGCCGCGCTCGAGGGCGATTACTTTCACCTCGATTGGTTCGGCGAGTGGAAAGACCTTCCCGCCGACCTGGTCTATTACGGCGCCTCAGACTACGCCGCGACCGACGGCGCCGGCGACTACACCGAGCACGGGGTTTTTGCCATAGATGCTTGGTCGAATGTTTACGTCGTCGACTGGTGGCGCGACCAGGCGGCAACCGACGTCTGGATCGAGCGGCAATGCGATCTGATCCTGGCGCACGATCCGCTGATCTGGTTTGGCGAGGCTGGGCCGATCCGCAAGGCGGTCGAGCCGTTCCTGCTGCGTCGGATGAACGATCGCCGTGCCTTCTGCCGGCTCGAGTGGCTCTCCTCGATCGGCGACAAGCCGACGCGGGCCCGCTCCTTCCAGGCGCTCGCGAGCATGGGAAAGGTGTTCCTGCCGGCCGCACCGCTGCCGTGGAAAAGCGAGCTCCTCGGCCAGCTGACGCGGTTTCCGGCCGGGCGCTACGATGACGGGGTCGACGTCTGCTCGCTCCTCGGCCGTGGCCTGCAGCACGTCAAACCGCCGCGGATCGCCAAGCAGAGCGAGCGCCGGGGCGAGGCGCGCACCGGCGGCAGCGCCTCGAGCGACTGGATGACGCTTTAACGGTTCTTTACGCCGCCGGCGCCAGGCTCGGCCGCGGAGAGTCACAAGGGGAATACCTATGTCGGAAGGCCAAGCGGGCCGCCCGCTGTCGCTCGGCGAGCGCCGGGTGCGTATCAGCTTCAACCCAAACCAGGCGCCGCACGTCAACGAGCTGAAAACGATGGCCGCGGCCTTCGTCGACTATTGCCACGAGCTGCGCGCGATCGCGCGCGATCCCTCGCGGGTGCTCGGGCACGAGGACGTCGGCGAGCTCAACCGGCTGGTCGCGCTGGCGCAGACGCATGCCGAGGACGCCGCAATGTGGGCGGTCAAGGCCGCAACCCTCGGGCTGCCGTGATTGATTCGGCGGCTGCGCTGGTGCCTGCGCGACGTGCTGCCGATCGGGCATGTGCGCCGTGACCGATCTCGAGCGGGCCCGGCTGCGTTTCGACTGCTTCATGCAGGCGCAGCAATTCTCGCGGCCGGATCCCGACGCGACCGACGTCGGCGCGATCGGGTTCAAGCCGCGCCGCGGGATCACGGTCGACGAGGCGCTCGCGATCGCCGGCCAGATCGAGGCCTTTTGCATGAAGGGGCTCGAGTGACCGAGGAAGAATTTGCCGAGCTCGCGGCGGGCAACGTCGGCTTTGAGCTGCTCGAGCGCGTCGCGATCGTGCGCCGCAAGGATGACGGCGCGGTCGGGATCGCGCTATTGCGCAAGATGCCCGACGGCACGGTCGGCGATGACGGGGAGCCGCTGACCTGGCGCACCGTGACCTATCGGCTCGATCCCGGGGTGTGGGAGACGCTGCAGCTCGCGCTCAAGGATCCGGCGCGGCTGCGCAAGCACTTCGACGAGGCGCGCGCGGTAATGCTCAGCGGCATGGAACCGCAGGGGCGGGCGTGAGCCTCGATTACCAGCAAGAGCGGGAAATGATCGCCGCGCTCAAGGCGATCGGTTTCGTGCAGGACAAGCTGACGGCCGGCTTTCGGCGCGCGAGCGATCACCTGTGGGTCAGCTGGGCGCAGGCCGAGCAAATGTGGCTGCTGCACCTCGAGGGGCGCGCGCTCGAGCGCGACCAGGTGAAGCCAGAAAGCGAGACGGTGGCGCGGTTCGTCGGGGGCCAGGAATGACGGTTTTCGAGGGCGGCGTCGTCGGGCTGTTCGCGCTCGTGACGCTCTACGTCGTCGTGGTGGCGGCGCTCGACATTGCGCGCGCGCACCGGGGGCGCCGGCGATGATCTATCTCCTCGTCGTGGTGGTGGTGCTGCAGATCTGCACGCTGCTCGTCGCGCTGCTGGCGATCGCCGGCCTGCTGGCCGTCGAGGAGCGGCTGAGCTCGATCAAAAAGCGGCTCAACCTGCCGACGTCGGAAGATGGCGAATGAGCGGGCCGCGGCCGGCTTACAACCTGTTCCGCTATTACGAGGCCGAGCTCGACGGCGACGCTGAGCGGGTTTCGATGGCGCATGGCCGCGTCGAGTTTTATGTGATCGTCGAGGTCGGCAAGGGGGGCCGCGAGCTCGCCGCACGTCGCGAGAAAGCGGTCGAGATCCTGCTGATCGCGATCAAGGATGGGCTGCAGCCAGGTCGGCGCGGGGTGATCGTAAGCGCTGAGACGCTGGCGGCGCGCAAGGCTGCGCTGCCTGAGACGTTCGGGATGCCGCGCGATCGCGCGGCCTAGCACGGGAGTCGACGATGAAGGGCAAAAAGGGCAAGGGCAAAGCCAAGCCGGCCGCCAAGCCGGCGCCGAAGGGCAACGCGATGGCCGCCATGATGAAGGGCGGCAAGGGAAAGAGCGGCTACTGATGGCGCGCACCAAGGCCTCGCCAGGCGGCAAGGCGGCGCTGCGGGCGCAGCAGGCGCCAACGACGCCGGTCAGTCCGAAAGAGCGCGGCCGCGGCCGGCCCAGCAAGTCGGCCAAGCTCGAGAAGCGCCGGCCGGCGCCCAAGGGGCGCGATTGAAAGAGTCGCTCGAGCTGCGCGGCTATATCGCGGCCGCCGGGCCCGGCAACGTGCCGGATTACAAGCGGCCGGTGTGGTCATGCGGTCACGAGCACGCGACGCGGGGCGAGGCGATCGCCTGCCTGGCGGCGCAGCGGGCGCAGCAGCAGCAGCCGGCGCAGGCCGACGATCCAGGGGATAGCAATGGCCGCTGAGCCGATCCGGTGGCCGAGCGTCGAGCAAGAGGTGCCGCGCAACGAGGCGCAGCAGAGCGCCGAGCAATGGCTGCGCTCGATCCGCTGGCGCCTGAGCATGGCGCGGAAGGATCTCGATGCTGCCGAGCTCGACTGTGAGCGCCTGGCCGCCGCAATGGGGAAAGCACAATGGCCGAGCAACGACGCGAGCTCTTGATCGGCTGCGGTCGCCGGCGGCAGCGGCATATCCAGGTCAACGGGATCCGCGACTGGTCGAACCTGACAACGCTCGACAAAGAGCCGTCGCACGAGCCCGACATTGTCGCCGATCTCGAGGTGCTGCCGTTCGCCTGGTCAGCCTCGGACTATTGGGATGAGATTCACGCTTACGAGGTGCTCGAGCATACCGGCGCGCAAGGTGACGCGGCTTTCTTCTTCGCTCAATTCGAGGAGTTCTGGCGGATCCTCAAGCCGGGCGGTGTGCTGTGCGGCACCTGTCCGGGGTTCGGCTCGCCGTGGGTGTGGGGCGATCCCTCGCACAAGCGGGCGCTGCAAATGGAGTCGTTCGCCTTTCTCGAGCAGGTGCGTTATGGCGAGGTCGGCTATACGCCGATGAGCGATTTTCGGTCGATCTACCGCGGCGATTTTGTGGTCGAGGCGCGGCAAGAGACGCCGGCCGGGCCTCATAACCCGGTGCTGGTGTTCGTGCTGACGGCAGTCAAGCCGGCGAGGCTCGCGGGATGAAGTGCGACGCGCGCTGTCTCGAGCTGCGGCTCGGCGATATGTGCGGCCGGTGCGAGCGCCTGGTCGACCTGCGGCCGCGTGGCGGCTGGCCGGCGCCGGCGCCCGACGGGCTGAGCGAAAGCCAGCGCACGATGCTGCGCGAGGACGTCGCGCGCTATATGCGGCGCTGGGTTACGCTGCCGCTCTGCCTCGAGGATTACGAGGCCGGCATGCGCGCGCTCAACCGTCTGCTGCGCAGCTCGGTCGAGCTGCCGCGGTACTTTGTGGCCGAGGGCGAGATCGGCGACACGATCACCGTTCGTAAGCCGAATCGCTTCACCCTCGAGACGCGGCCGATCGGCTCGGGGCCGCGGTCAACAGACGAGGCGATCGCCGAGCTCGAGCCGGTCGCGATGGCCGAGGGCCCAAAGCCTCGAGCGGCCGACGATGCCGAGGCAATCCAGCGGGCGCAGCGCGAGATCTACCAGCGCGAGAACCGCCGGCCGGTGGCCTGCGCACCAGGTCAACACGATTTTCAGTGGTCGGATGGCGTCTATATCTGCCGGCATTGCCTGCGCGGCAAACGCGAGGACGGCCGCGCCTAGTTCTTCCGGCTGCGCGGGTTGTCGCCAGGTCGGCCGAGCACTCGCCAGCCTTCTCTGATCGCCGCGATCGTGCGCAGCACGTCGGGATCCGCGAGCAGCTCGGCGAGCTCGAGCGGCGTCGCGTTGCGCAGCGATAGGTCGGGCTGAAACACGAGCACCGCAGCGCAGGCGGCACAAACCGTCGTATCGCCGCCCTCTGGCGCGCGCCAGGTCGGCTCGTGAGGGTCGACAATACCTGCAGCGTTCAACAGGTGGCCGCAGCTCGGGCATAGGCTCGGCCGCGGGATCCGGTAAGTCGGCGGCTCGGTCACGAGGCTGGGCTCCTAGTGAAGCGGCCAGACCGGGAAGTAAAAAAACACCGCCCAGCATAACAGCTCATAGCGGCGGGTCATCGTCACCTCGAGGCGCCGCCGCAACCGGCGCCGATCTAGTCCCTCATGGGGTCGGCACAATGCCCGGCGCCGGCGCGGCAGCCAGGGCGATATAGCAAAATTAGTATAAGGGGTCAGCATTGGCTCAAGATCCTGCCAAACCGCGGAAGGATCCGCGGGTGCGCTTACCGCGCGTCGACGGCGCCATGAACCGCCGCATGCCGACCGCGAAAGCTGGCGGCAAGGGCTCGCTGCAGGACGATGATCCGGTCGACACGATGCAGCGCGCCGGCGACGAGACGGACAAAGGCGCCAAGGATGACGCCAAGGATCAAAAGCTGCTGGCGCGGATCCGCAAAAATCACAAGCGCTCGGCGGAATACGATAGCGACAATCGGAAAGAGGCGCTCGACGATCTGAAACACAAGATCGGATCCGGCCAGTGGCCGGCGGGCGTCGTCGCGGCGCGCAACATCGACAAGCGGCCGACGCTGACCATCAATAAGCTGCCGACCTTCGTCAACCAGGTGGTCAACGACGGGCGCGAGAACCGGCCCGCGATCCATATCTCGCCGGTCGGCGAGCGCAGCGATCGCGAGGTCGCGAAATTCATGCGCGGGCTGATCCGTCATATCGAGCGCACCAGCCAGGCCGATATTGCTTATGACACGCTCTTAGAGCAGGGCGTCGATGGTGGTTGGGGTTATCTGCGGATCCTGACCGAATACGAGCCTGCCTCGTTCAACAAGCGGATCGTGATTCAGCGGATCCGCAACCGCTTCACGGTCTACATGGATCCGTCGCGCCAGATGCCCGACGGCTCCGACGCTCACTGGTGCGTGATCTCTGAAATGATCCCGCGCGAGCAATTCGAGGAGGAATATCCCGACGCTGATCCCTGCCCGTGGGACGCGAGCGCGGTCGGCGATATGCTGATGAAAGACTGGATCAACGAGGCCGAGATCCGGATCGCCGAGTATTTTGAAATTGAGCACGATGAGAAACGCCTCGTCATGCTCGAGAATGGTCACGTCGGATATTTCGACGAGCTCGACGAGCGCGCGAAAGAGCTCGAGATCGTCGCCGAGCGCCAGGATCAAGTTCCCGTCGTGCGCTGGTACAAGGTCAGCGCAAAAGAGGTGCTCGAGCGCCGCGACTGGCCGGGGAGCTATATCCCGGTGGTCGAGATGATCGGCAACGAGACTGACGTCGAGGGCAAGGTCACAAAGTCGGGGATCATTCGCGCGGCTAAGACGCCGCAACAAATGTATAACTTTCATCGGACGCTGGGCGTCGAGCTCGTCTCGCTGCAGCCGCGCGCTCCGTATATCGTCGAGTTCGGCCAGATCGAGGGTTTCGAGGATATTTGGCGGACGGCGAACACAAAGAATCATCCCTTCCTGCCTTACAACCACGTCGAGGCCGGCGGGGCGCCGGCGCCGCCGCCGCAGCGGCAACCCTTTATCGGCTCCAATGCGGGCGTGATCGCCGAGGTGCAGCAGGCCTCGCAAGATTTCATGGCCGTGACCGGGCTGCGCTTCGACGCGACGATCGGCGAGCGCGTCTATGACGAGTCCGGCAAGGCGCTGCGCGAGCTGCAGCGGCGCGGCGACATTGGCTCGTTCCATTACATCGACAATTTCGGCCGCAGCCTGCGCCGCGTCGGCGAGATCCTGGTCGACCTGATCCCCAAGGTTTACGACACAAAGCGCGTCGTCACGATCCTGCGCGAGGACGATCAAGAGGAGCAGGTGCAGGTCGACCCTCACGCGCCGAAGGGCGTCGGCGAGGCGCGGCTCGCGACGATGGGCGGCAAGCTGACGAAAATTTACAATCCGACCCTCGGCAAGTATGGCGTGACGGTCACGCTGGGCCCGTCGGCCGCGACCAGGCGGATCGAGGCCTGGGACAATATGCTGTCGTTCTTGAAGGTCTGCCCTCCGCAGATCGCCGCGAACCTGCTCGACCTGATCGTAAAACACGCCGATTGGGAGGGCGCCGACCAGCTCTCGACGCGCCTCGCAAAGATGCTGCCGCCTGGCATGCTCGACGATGGCAGCATGAAAGACGTGCCGCCGCAGGTGCAGGCGCTGATCGCCGGCTTGAAACAGCAGCTCCAAAAGCTCGGAAACGAGCGCATGCAAATGCTCAAGGTGCTGGGCGATCAAGCGGCCGATCGGGCGCAACGCCAGGACAAGATCGACAAGGATTTCGAGGCCAAGCTGCTCGGGATCATGCAAAAGGCGCAGATCGCGCACGAGCAGCAGGTCGGGCAGCCGCTCGGCGAGCTGGCCGAGGGTGTTCGCATGCTCGAGCAGGCGCTGAGCGCCGCGCGCGCAGCAGGGAAGGGGCCAGGTGGTGCGGGGGGGCAGCAGCTGGGCCAGGGCGTCGGGGGGATGCCGCCAGGCGCCCGCCGCGCGCGCGACGGCAACTATTACGTCAACCAGGGGGGTCAATGGTACAGGCTTCAATGACGCTGCTGCCGGCCGCCATGCTGCGGGCTGGGGCGACGGCGCTCGGGATGCGGTTCCGGCCGAATCGCCAGCGGCGCAGCAAATACGGGGATCTGCAGCGGCTGCGCGCGACGCGCGGTGTCGGCCGGCCGCCGGCGCAGCGCACGGTCACGGTTATGAGCACCGACCTGGTGCAGCTCTGATGCTCGAGCACCAGGTCGAGGATGACGAGCTCGAGCTGCTCGAGCCGGCGCCGGCAACCGAGGCCGAGCTCGAGGAGATCCGCGCGATCGCGATCGCCAAGGTGCGCGCCGGCGAGCGGCTGAGCTGATGCCTCTCGAGGTGCGCGCGGTGCTGATCGTCATGGGGCTGTTTGCCGCGCTGGTATTCCTCAAGCCGTTCCTGCACCTGCGCTGAAATGTCGGATCTCGGGCCGGGCGACGTTCCTGCTGTGCTGCAGGTCGGCGAGGAGGTGCTGCCGCGCGAGGAGGCCGGGCTCTATCGCCAGCTGTTCCCGAACGGGATGCTGGCCGCGCTGCAGGGCGCAGGCCGCGCCTCGATGGCCGGGCTCGATAGTCTCAGCGGCAATTATCTGCGCGATTACGGCGACGTCCTAAGCGGCCGCTCGCGCGGCTGGGGCGCGCTGGCAACCCTCGGGACGCCAATGCTCGGCGCCGGCGTAGGCAATGCGGCGCAATGGATCCCGCGCGGCGGCGAGGCAATGCTCGATTATCTCGCCGAGTCTCGTCTGGTCGGCGCGATGCCAGGCCGCTACCAAATTCCGACCGCGCGCATAATGGCCGCGGGGCGCGATGCAGCGCTCGGGACGGCCGAGGTGGGCGAGGGTGCGCTCAACGGCGCCGAGGCCTACACCTGGGGCGCCAGGGCGGCGCCTATGCGCTATGACGATCGCTCGGGCGCCGTCGTCGACGAGCAGGGGCGCCAGTGGTTTCACGACGGCGGCACGGTCGGCGCCGGCGGCCTGGTGCCGGTCGATTATGAACCGATCTTTGACGAGGATCCGCTCGCCGCGGCGCTGCCGCTGCGGCCCGACGGCCTGGTCGCCGGCGGCAATCTCGACATTTACAACCGGCCGCTGGTCAACAATCCCGACGGCTCGATCTCGACAACCCGCTCGATCGGGATCGGCACCGATCGCGGCGAGGTGCTGGTGCCTGGCGTCGGCGATGGCCGGCAGCTGAGCTCGGCCGAGGCGCGCGATCGCTACCAGCGCACCGGCGAGAATTTCGGCACCTTCCGATCGGCCGACGAGGCGAGCGCTTATGCGCGCTGGCTGCACGAGCAACAGGCCGACCAGGTGCGGCCGATGGTGCAGGGCGCCGACGGCAGCTGGTCGGCCTATCAACCGCGCACCGCTGCCGACGCCGGCAACGCCGCGCTCGATGCGTCGGGGATCCCGCTGCTGCGCGATGCCTGGGCCTCGGCGCAGCGCGGCGAGTATCTGCCGGCGATCGGCATGGCGGGCTCTGTGGCCGCCGGCTATGTGCCGGCGCTGCGGGCGGGCGGCGCGATCGCGCGCGAAGGCCTCAACGCGATGCCGGCGCTGCTCGAGGACGTCGCCGGATCGGTGCGGCTGCCTGGCAATGCGATCGTCGAGCGCCTCGGGGGTAACAGCGCGGAAGCGACGCCGCGCCTCGAGCGGATCAACCAGCTCGCCGGCGAAGGCCTCGAGGAGCGCACGGGCGGGCGGCCGCCTGGCTATCCGCGGCGATCGTTCTCTGAGATCCAGGCCGAGGATAAGGGCGAGCTCGCCGCGCTCGAGCCGCGCTCGCGTTACGACGTCTTACCTGAGCCGATCCGCGTCTTTCACGGCTCGGGCGCTGAGTTCACGCGGCCGGATATGGGGAAGATCGGCACCGGCGAGGGCAACCAGACTTTTTCCTATGGTCTTTATTGGGGCGAGGCGCGCGGCACCGGCGAGGAGTATGCGCGCGACGCTGCGCAGCGCGATTATTTTCGCGCCACTGAGCGCGCAAAGAGCGTGATCGACAAAGCGCGGCGGCCTGGCGTGGGTCAGTTTTTCCAGCCTGGCGAGGTCGAGGCGATGCTGCGCCTCGATCCTGACCTGGCGCCGCTGGCGGATAATGAGCAGGCGGTGCGGGCGTTCTCGCACCTGGCCGGAAGAAGCGGGCCGCTGAGCGCTGACAATTCGCAAGCTGATATTCGCGCCTGGTCGGCGCTCGATACCGCAATCCGGCGGGCGCACGATAAGCAGGGGCACCTTTACGAGGGCGAGCTCTACGTCGATCCGGCCAGGACTCTTGCCTGGGAGCGGCCGCTGCGCGAGCAGAGCGACTATGTGCGGCAGAAACTCAACGAGCAATGGCTCGCGCATCCTAGCCTCGAGGATCGCTCGGGCCAGTCGCTCTATATGGACACGGCGCTAACTCAGCGGCAGCTGAGGCCTGAGCTCGATTCTCATGGAATGTGGCGCGCAGCATCTGAGACGATGCACCAGGCCGGGATTGATGCGACGCGGTATCTCGACCAGTTCTCGCGCTACAACCCGGCGGCGCTGCCGGATAATCCGATCGCCAACGAGGCGCGGCAATTCCTCGAGCAGGCGGGCGGCGATCCGGCGGCCGCGCTCAAGGCCTTCAACGATAGCAAGCCTGTCTCGCGATGGGGCACGATCGAGCGCGCCGAGATCAGAAAGGTGCTCGAGGCCGGCGGCTTCGACGCGGTCACTCACAATTACGTCACTTATTCCGACCAGCCGGTGCTGCTGCTCAAGCGCAACGGCGAGGCGATCTATCCGCCGGCGAATTTCCGCCTGGTGCCGGTCGAGGGTGAGCCTGAGTTCTGATGCGAACGATTAACCGGCGAGTGGCCGCGCAAGGGTTCGATTCCGGCCAGTATAAGACAATGTCGGTCGCGCTCGAGCCGGCGATGTTCAATGAGCTCCGCGATCTCGCGGCAGCGCGCGCTGTGCCGCTGGCGCATGTGATCCGCGAGCTGCTCGGCCAGGCGCTCAAAGCGCAAAAAGCGGCGCCGAGCTCGAGCTGAGCTGGCGCCAAGTTGTCAGGGACGCCAGGCGCCGCCTCTGATCGGCGCCGGCAATCGAGATTTAAACCCGGTTTAAACCCGGTTCAACAGTGAGCGCCAGCGGTCAGCGCTGGCCGCCGGCGTCACCTCGTCGACGAGCGCTCGAGCGGGGAGCACCGATGCGCTCGCGATCGTCCTACGCCGCGGCGCGAGCTCGCGCTGCTCTGTTTTGATCATTCTGCGCATTGGTAATGCGCAAATCAGCGGCCGCCTCGAGCGGCCTTTTTCGTGTCTACAGCAAGGGGAAACAGAATGGACAACGTGACCAATGCCGAGGCGATGGTCGCCGCTGATGCGGCGCCGCCGACGAGCGTCTCTAACTGGCCGGGCGACAAGGGCGCCGCGGTTGCGCCGCCGGCGGCCGCGAGCAATCCTGCGGCCGATGCCCCGAAAACGCCGGCCGACGGCGGGACGCCGCCCGCAGCAGAGCAAACGCCTGCCGCCCAAGGTGAGGGCGGCGAGGCTGGCGAGGGCAACCAGGCGGCGACGGATGGCGGCGACGGCGGCACGGCCGGCGCTGACGGCGAAGGTGACGGCCAGGCGGCCAAGCCGCCGGTCGACAAGTCCCTAGCCGGCCGCCTCAGCCAGCGGACGCGCGAGCGCAACGAGATCCGCGCGGAGCGCGACCAGCTCGCCGATCTCCTGTCGAAAGCGATCGAGCGCCTCGGCGATGGCGCGGCCGCGGCCAAACCGCCGGCGGATCCCGCCGCAGCGGCAACGCCGCCGGCCGAGCCTGAGCGGCCGGATCCTCGGCCGACGCGCGATCGCTTCGACGATCCGGAAGCCTATGACGAGGCGGTCGACGCCTGGAACCGGCGCCAGACGGCAAAGGTGGTGCAGGCCGAGATCGACCGCCGCGAGCAGGCAAGGCAGGCGCGCGAACAGCAAGAGGTGCGGGCCCGGCAAAACCGCGACTTTCACGCGCAGCGGACTCAGGTGTGGGAAAGCCGCGTCGCCGAGCTCGAGAACAACGAGGCAACGGCCGATTTTCGCGACAAGGCCTATTCCAACGACGTGCCGGTGCCGGATGCTATGGCGGCCATGCTGCTGACGCTCGATCGCGGGCCCGACGTGCTCTATTACCTGGCGCAGCATCCCGACGAGGCGAAAGAGATCGCCGCGATCGCCGACCAAAAGCAGGCGGGCAAGTTCAACCCGCAGGTCGCGTTCGCCGAGCTCTACGCCATACAAAAGCAGCTCGGCAAAACCGGCGTGATCAAAGCGCAGGTCAGCAAAACGCCGGCGCCGATCAACCCGGTGCGCAACAACAACCGGGCCGCGGCCAAGGATCCCGAGTCCGAATCGATGGAAGAATATGCGGCGCGTCGCTCGGCCGAGCTGCAGGCGCAGCGGCGCGGGTCGATGTTCGGCAACCGCGGCACGGCCTAGACGCAAAACGGCCGCGGGTGTTTGGCCTCCTCCCCGCGGCCGTCTGTTGGGTACTCAATCCCCATGCTCTAGCGATTCGTCATGCGGCTGCGGCGCCCTCCGTCCTACGCCGCAGGGGAAATGATACATGAACCGGCGCGGGTTTTTGACGGGGCTGCTGGCGTCGACGGCGATCGCACGCGCGCGCGCGCGCGTATCTGTTTCGATCGGCGAGCTCCTCGACGCGGCGCCGGTGCCGGTGCCGCGGTGGTTTGCGATCACGCCGAGCACGGCCGAGCTGCTGCGCGGGTGCGTCGGCCGCGACCAGGTCGAGGGCCATTTAGGCTCGCTTAACGGTTTCACGTTTAAGAGCTGATCTTCCGCGAGTCTCCCTCGTGGTCGGGGGCGTGCTCGAGGCTTACCTGCCGTCGGCCTCGAGCACTTCTGAATTTTGCGGTCGGCCTGCTTAGCCGACATTCCGAGCACCGGCATGCGATAAGCCGGTCGGCTGATCCCCGTCACCGGATCCTCTGCGCCGACGATCGGCGCCGCTGACCGCTTGCGTCAACAGCTGGGCTCAATCGCTTACCGCGTGGCGCTCACGCGATGGCTCGAGGCGGGCCTTACCGCCGGCAGATCCATCAACCCGGACTCTGCGCGCGCTCTAGGTGCGCCAGCGCGAGTCCTGAGCGGAGCGCTGATCCTCCATGTCACAATCCCTTTTGACGCCGAGCGTCATCACAAAAGAGACGCTCGTGCAGCTCGAGAACAATCTCGTTTTCGCTGGCAAGGTGAATCGCCAGTTTGAAAACCAGTTCGTGAAAATCGGCGACACGATCACCGTCCGGAAGCCCAACCGCTTCACGGTCAGCGATGGCGCCGCGCTGGTGATCCAGAACATCAACGAGCCGTCGACCAGCATCACGATCTCGAATCAGAAACACGTCGGGTTCCTGTTCTCGGCGAAAGAGCTCACGCTGACGGTCGAGGAGTTCTCAGAGCGCTACCTCAAAGGTGCCGCGCTCGCTCTCGGCAACAAGGTCGATTTCGACCTGGCCGCGCTCTATAGCCAGGTGAATAACGAGGTCGGAACGCCGGCGACGGTTCCCAACAATTTCACGTTCCTTGCCGCTGTCGGTCAGCGCATGGATGAGGGCGCGGTGCCGCAGGATGGCCGCTGCTTGGTCATCAACGCCGCGACGAACTGGTCGATGGCTGCAGCACTCTCGACGCTCTATGTCCGCAGCGTCGCCGAGCCTGCGCTCAAGGGTTTCCTGGCCGCGATCGCGAACTTTGAAATTTTCTTAGATCAAAATGTCAACACCCTGACGAGCGGCAATTATGCCGGAACGGGTGTGGTCAACGGCGCCAACCAGACCGGATCCTCGATCCTCACGAATGGGTGGACGGCCAATCGCACGCTGTTCAACGGCGGCGAGGTGGTCACGTTCGCCGGTGTCAACGCGATTAACCCGGTCAATTACCAGTCGACCGGCGCGCTGGCGAATTTCGTGATCACGGGCCCGGTCACGTCTGACGGCGCCGGCAATGCGACGCTGACGATCTCGCCGGCGATCGTGACGTCGGGCGCTTATCAGACGGTCAGCGCTTCACCGGCGAACGGTGCAGCCGTGAGCGTTATCAGCGGCGCGGCAAACAGTGTGCTCGCGAAAAACCTCGGGTTCGTGCGCGATGCGTTCGGCCTGGTCACGGTGCCAAAAGAGCTGCCGGAGGGTGTCGATTTCGCGGCGCGCGAGACGTACAAAAATATCTCGATCCGGATCGTGCGCGCCTACGACATCAACAACGACGTGACGCCGTGCCGGCTCGACATTCTCTATGGCGTCGCCGCGTTCTACCCTGAGCTGGCCTGCCGTCTGACGGTCTGAGCGAGATCGTCGAGCAGGATCGCCAATGTCAGAGCGCCTCATTCCCGCGCCGCCGCCTGGTGGGCTCAAGCCGCTGCTGCGTGTCAGCGGCGGCAACCCTGCCGGGTTTCCGGATTTCGTGCCGCTCAACCCGTGGGGTCGCGGCATGCCGAAAGCGGCGCCTCGGTCAAAGCCTGCAGTCTTTCAGCTCGTCGTGCGCGATCTGCGCAACGGCGGCCGCGAGCTGCGGGTCGGGCCGAAATGCGAGACGGCAGAAATTGCCGAGGCGCTCTGCATGGCGATCAAGCAACAGATCGAGCTCGGCCGCGAGAAGCGCTGGGCCGATCCGCAGGTAATCAACTTCACCGCTGAGCTCGGGAAAAAGCCGGCTCAGCTCTTTGTCTGAGGTTCTCCCTATGACGATGACAACGACGGAAACTCTGCAGATCGGGCCGAGCAATCCTGACGGCAAAAAGTATGGTCTGAGCGCCAGCGATCCGATCGGGTTTTATGGCGCGACGCCGATCGTGCAGCCGAGCGGCGCGCTGCAGAGCGCGATCCCGACCGGCGCGAGCGGCTACGGCAACGCCGGCGGCCAGGTGACGGTCTACACCTCGACGCAATCGCCGAGCGGCATTGCGACGATCACGTCGGCCGAGCAGTCGCTGACCGTGACCGGCGTCCTGTCGACCGATCTCGTCTGGTACAACAAGCCGACCGCGCAGGCGGGAATTGCGCTCTGCATGGGGCGCGTCTCCGCGGCGAACACGGTCAAGCTGTCGCTCGGCAATCCGACGGGCGCAACGCTGACGCCGACGGGCTCGGAAGCCTGGATCATCGGCACGATCGCGGCCAACCTGCAGGTCAGCGCCGCGCTGTCGCCGGCGGCCGTCGCCGCGAACAGTGTCTCCGAGCAGACCTTTACGCTGAGCGGCACCGCTGCCGGCGCGCTGGCGCCCGGCATGATCGCCTTTGCCAACAAGCCGACCCAGCAAGCCGGGCTCGGCCTGATGAGCGCGCGGATCACCGCCAACAACCAGGTCGCGCTGACCTTCGCCAATTTCACCGCGGCGACGATCACGCCGACCGCGTCTGAAACGTATCTTTTCAGCGCGCTATCGGGGCTCTGCGCCGTCTCGAATATCCTCAATTTCGGGGTCAACGCCGGAACGCTGGCGCTGTGCGCGACGATCTCCTCGGCCGAGCAGAGCGTGACGGAAGCGGGCATTGCCGCAACCGACGTTTGGGTCGGCGCAACCAAGCCGACCCAGCAGACCGGCCTCGCCTTTGTCGGCGGGCGCGTCTCGGGCGCCGCGACGCTGAAATTCAGCTTTGCCAATCCGACCGCGGCCAACCTGACGCCGACCGGCTCGGAAGTGTACGGGGTGACGATCTATCGTCCCTCGCCGGCCGCGCTGTTGTCGCTGTTCTCGGTCACGATCACGCCGGCGAGCGTGGCGGCCAATACGACGGCCGAGCAGACCTTTAGCGTGACGGGCATCACCTCCGGTCAGCCGGTGTGGGCCGAGCCGCAGGGCCAGCTCAACAGCACGGGCGCGATCGCCTTTGGCGGTGTGCGCGCGAGCGGCACCAACCAGATCGGCATTGTGTTCGCCAACCTCGGAAGCGCCGCGGTCGTGCCGCCGTCGCTGACCTGGCTGGTGGCGCAGATCAACCAGACGCTGCCGACCGCGGGCAATTTCGTCGCGCAGAGCGTCCTGCCGATCAACAACCAGCTGCAGAACCTCGCCAACGCGATGCGCTTGGCGCATGTGCAGCTCGGGCTGATCGCCGGCGCATAAGCCGCGGCTCTCGATAAAGCACCGGCGCCCGAACCCTCCGCGGATCGGGCGCCGGCCTTCCTTCCAGCGCAAAACTCAGGAGTCCAGCATGGACGAAAACGCCGAAACTGTGGCCGTCGATCCGGTCGCGATGACCGACGAGGCCGAGGCGCCGGTCGATCTGTGGGATCTGCTCAAGAGCGAAATGAGCGACGAGGCGCACCAGGTCGCGCAGGATCTCGCCGAAGATTTCCCGCCGCTGATGCACAAGCTCGTCGAGGCGGCCGAGCATGAGGTGCCGGCTGTCATGGGCGCAATCCTGCGGCATCCCTTCATGCAGCACCTCGAGGCGCAGCTGCCGACGGCAACGCTCGGGATCGTGCACGGGCTGCTCGGGCTCGTCCTTTAACAGTCTTTAAGGCCGGGCGCGGCAACCTCGCCGCGCTCGTGCCTCAGTTACGGGAGCCGGTGGGCGTAATCCCCTCGCCTGTCTCTCCGACCTGCAAGGCCCGGGCGGGCCGGCTCTTGGCCGGGCCACTTCCTCCCATGCTCAACGGAGAGACGAGCAATGGATGATCTAACAGCCGGCCTCGCGCCGGTGGCGATTGACGACGCGCCGACGTCGGACGGCGGCCAGGTGATCGCCGATCGGGTGCAGATCCCGACTCCGTTTATCGCGATCGCAACGCCGTCGATGACGGCGAGCTGCACGATGGCGCACCGCGCCTCGATGATCGAGCTGCGCGGCCTGCTGGTGCAGCGCGGCGTTCCGCACGTCATTTTTGACCGCAGCCGCATGATGTACCTCGACCGGGTGCGCGACTTTCTGTGCACTCAATTCCTCGAGGATTTTCCGGACGCAACCGATCTGTTTCTGGTCGATGACGACGTCGGTTTCCCGGCTGAAAAGGTGCTCGAGTTCGCGATCCGGCCTGAGCCGCTGCTGCTCGGGGCGCCGCCCAAAAAAGAGGACGTCGAAGGTGGGATCACCTTCACCGTTCGTTTCCTGGCCGATAACAGCTCGGGCCAGCCGCGGCTGATCCAGAATAACGGCCTGGTGAAGATTGACCGCGGGCCCGCCGGCTTTATGCGGATCAAGCGGTCTGTGCTGCAGCACCTGATCGAGGCGGATAAGTGCGTCCGGTATCGAGAGCCTGAGACTGGCCGGATGCTGTGGCACTTCTTCTCGTGTGGCGTCGCTCCTGATCCCGACGTTGCGGATCAACTGACCTATTGGGGCGAGGACACGATTTTCATTCAGCGCGTGATCAACGCCGGCCTCGAGTGCTGGTGCGATCCGAACATTCATTTCGCGCATACGGGTCTGAAAACCTGGCAGGGCAACCTGCTGCGCGAGCTCTTTCGTCAACACGGGAAACTGATCGAGCCGGAAGGCCTGGCGCCGTCGAGCGTCGGCGCGAGCTCGCCGGTGCCTGCTCAGAGCGAGGCTGCGGTAATGGACGATTATCCGAAATGGGTTCACGGCAAGCTGGCGCAGTCGGCCGAGGAGGAGTCCGCGATCGAGCGCGAGTTCCTGGCCGCAAATCCGGACTGGCAACCGCCGGCGCCGCCGGCGCCCGAAGGGATCGCGCCTGACGGGGTCAGCGCTTCGACGCCGATCGTGCCTGACGATCAAAAGTCGACCGCCGAGCTCGAGGCCGAGATCGAGGCCTCGCTCGAGCATGCGGCCGAGCTGACCGAACAGGTCGCCGGGCCCGCGGCTCAACCGGTCGAGACGGCACCGGCGGCCGATGCTGCAGCGCCGCAAGTGGGAGAAAATACCCCCCCCCTATTGATTCCCGCGGCCGACCAGACCGCGAACGCCGACCAGACCGCCGAGGCGGTTTCGGGCCCGGGGGCCGCAGAAATCCTCGCTGAAACACCGCAGACCGCCGCGCCGGCCGCGGTCGAAGAGACGCCGGCGGCCGAGCCGGTGGATCCCGGGTCAAATTCCGCAGAAAACCAGGTCGAACACGTCGAAGAGACGGCGCCGGCGGCCGCGGTGGATCCCGGGCTCGACGAGCTCGGC